ATGTTGTTTGCTGGGATTATTCTTGAAGGTGGGATTATTGGGTATGATACCAATATTGAAACTGGAGGGAGAGGAGCGAGGTATCTCGGTGTAGGTAGTCAACAAGCCTATCGTAGAGATATAGTAACCGTTCATCTAAGAGCCGTAAGTGTTCTAACAGGTGAAATTTTGTTAAATGTACAGACATCAAAGACGATTTTATCGGTCGCTCAAGGTTATGATGTTTTTAGATTTGTTGAATTGGATACCCAACTTGTAGAAATAGAAGATGGTATGACCGAGAATGAGAGTGTAACCAGAAGTGTAAGATCAACGATTGAAGCTGCTGTTTACGAATTAATTCTTCAAGGAGATGAAAGAGGTTTCTGGTCTATTAGATGGCCAGTTAATGATGAAATGATTAAAGACGAAGTTCGTGAGATCATGGAAGAAGTTGAAATCATTGTAGTTGAAGAAGAAGAAAAAGAAATAAAGAGGAAAAACAAATGAAGATAATAAATAAATTATTATTCTTTACATTATTAACACCGACATTAATATTCGCTGCAGCGACTACTGATAATGAAATCAAACTTGATCAGATTGGTGATACTCTTACATTAACGATTGATCAGATTGGTTATGGTAACAAAATCTGTGGAACTATATCTAGTGGTATTTGTGGTACAGCGATGGTTATCACAGGTACAACTAATACAATTAATATGGATATGATCGGTAACTTGAACCAAATATATGGTCCAATGATTCTTGACCAATCTACTTATAGTGTCAACTTGACAGGTAGTAGTAATATTTGGGATCAGACTATTGGAGCGTCAGGTTCAGCTGACTCATCAAACTTGTTAGCAACTTGGTCAGGTAGTTCAAATACTATGAACTTAGATTGGGGAGCAGCTCAATCTTCTGAAAGACTAGATTTTGATTTAGATGTTACAGGTAGTTCTAATGTATTTTCAACTGTTATTGAAGTTGACGATGCTAGATATGATGTAGATGTAACAGGTAGTTCAAATGATGTTAATACAAGTATGACTGATGGAGCGTATCATAAAATTGATTTAGAATTAATTCAATCTAGTGGTAATATTGATATTGTTCAAAGTTCAGGAACATGCCCTAGTGGTGTAAGTTCGTGTCATAGTGAAATAATAGCGGACTTTGATAGTGAAAATGCTACGATTAATATTAAACAAAAAGATACTGGCGATTAATCTTTGTCTATTAACTACTTTAGTATACGCTAACGATATAGGTGATATTACTGAACACAATGGTAGTTCAGGTATAGTAAGAGATTCTGGTGAAACTGTAGAAGGTGGAGTTGGAGAAGATATATTCTTCAAAGATTCTATTGAAACAGCTCAAGGTAGAATGAATATCAAGTTTATTGATGAAACAAACTTGAAACTTACAGAACATACAGAAGTAGTTATAGACGAATATTATTTTGATCCTGATCCTTCAAAGTCTAAGATGGCTATGAAGTTTGTATCAGGTACAGCTAGATTCACCACAGGTAAATTAGGTTTAGTACCGAAAGAGAATATAGTAATAACAACACCTACAGCGACGATTGGTGTTAGAGGTACAAGTTTTACAACTAGTGTTGATGAACTTGGTAGAAGTTTAGTAATACTTTTACCAGAAACAGAATGTACAATAGACGGTGATTGTTCTCCGTCTGGTGAAATAACAGTTACGAATGAAGGTGGCGTAGTTGTTTTGAATGAAGCGTTTCAGGCTACAATGGTGTCAAGTATGTCTACACCACCAGTACAACCTGTAACATTAGATAACATTATGAATTTAGATTCAATAGACAATATGTTTATTGTTTCACCGCCTGCAGAAGTTAAAGAAGCTGAAAACGAAGAAGCTAACGCTCGAGAGGATAGTAGTGACAGTCTCTTAGACTTCAACGATTTAGATATAGACTATTTAGCAGAAGATTGGGACGAAGGTGACGAAGATTTAGAATTTAATGAATTAGATATGGACTTGTTAGATGTAGATTTCTTACAAGATGTTCTAAAATTATTTGAAGAAGTAAATATTCTAAAACAAAAACAGAGAGACAAAGCTGGTGCTGGTGATACTTCTGGTACAATTATTGGAACAGCTTTAGGGTTTGATAAAACTACTCAGTACAATACAATCATAGACGAAGCTTCTGGACAGATATGGTTTTATAGAGAGGTAAATGGAATCATAGATATAAGGGTACCAATCGAACAAGGTACAAAAATAGAGAGTAATAATGAAGGTGTACAAAATTCAATTATTGTTAATGACGGCGATAGTGTCGTTATTATCATTAAACAGTCTGGCTGATAATACAAACAGTATAGAAATACATCAAGTAACTGGTGTTACAGCTGACAACTTAGACTTAAATATAACTCAGATAGGTTATAATAATAAAGTCAATCTTTCTATTGCTCACGATAATAACTCATTACTCTTTAAACAAGACGGTAATAATAACAAAATATCTTGGGTTGACTATTGGGGATCAGGATTAAATTGGGGTGGTGATTTAGACGGTTCAGGTAATAATTTACATTTTGAACAAGAATGTACAAGAGGTGCTGGTAATTGTTCACAATCAGTTATAGGATTTCATATCAATCACCCAAACAACTCAGTTCGTTGGGGTCAAGGTAGAATATTAACAGATATAAATGATACAACTTTTACAACTGATGGAGATGAAGGTGGAGGTCATAGATTAAACTTAGATATTCATGGAGAAGATAACAAACTAGCAGGTTATCAGAGAAATGGTAGTTTAAATAATTATGACGGACATACAGCTACAATTTATTTTTATTCAGATGACAATGAATTTTTTGTTAAACAAGAAACAGATGGTGCTAAGACACTTTCATTGATAACAAATAATGATGGAAATACTGGTACAATCACACAGTCTGGTAATGGAGCTCATAACGCGACAGTAACTTTGAATGGTACAAATCCTACTACATTCAATTTATCTCAAACTAGTAATACAGCTCAGACATATACATTAAGTCAAAATTGTCAAACAGTAGGTGGGTGTACGATTAGTGTAACTCAACAATGAAATTAACTTCAATATGGACTTGTATAATAGTTCTTCTCGGTCTAGTCAGTCTAAGAATCTATGATCCAAGTATAGTAGAACAACTTAGAGTAATCAACTTTGATTATTATCAGAAATCTGAACCTCAAGTACAAAACGAATCAATAGTTCTTATTGATATCGGAGAACAGTCTTTAGAGACATTCGGTCAATGGCCATTTCCGAGACAACAATTCGCTCAACTAATATCTGATTTGAGAAACAGTAACGCGGGTATTATTGGATTCACAACTATGTTCGCTGATGAAGATAGATTCGGTGGTGATCTTGTTTTTGATTCTTGGATTAAAGATAATGGTATTGTTCTCTCATCTACAACTTCAACGAAGGGCTTAGAAAGTATAGCACCTCATGTTGGAACTGCTACTTTAGGTAATGGTGATGCTACAACCTTTGCTTACAGGTACAACTCAGTAGTAAATAATTTATTTGGAAAAACCGCTGATGGGGTGGGGATGTTATCCTCATCACCTGAAGTTGATGGGTCAGTTCGAAGAATACCTTTAGTCGTTTCAGTAGAGAATAAACTGTATCCTAGTTTTGGTATGGAAGTTGTTCGAGTGATGGCTGATAAGAAATCTTATACAATGAAAGTAGAACAAACAGGTATTGAGAACATGAGAATCCCACCATACGAACCTGTAGTAACAGACTATACAGGTTCAATATATGTAGATTGGTCTAACACTTTTGAAAGATATGAGTATGGAGATGTCTTACCTAATTTAGAAGGTAAAACAGTTTTGATAGGAGTTACAGCGGAAGGGATATCACCATTGGTAACTACACCAATGGGTCTAAAATACCCACATGATATACAAGCCTCAGTAATTCATACTCTTACTGGTGGTAAACAAATCAAAAGAAGTCAATGGGCTCAGCTGAGTGAGGTATGTCTATTGTTTTTCGTGGGACTTCTACTTCTCCTATCCGTATATTATCTACCGATATGGTTATCAGCTGTTTTATTCGGTGGCAGTGTAGTCGGCGTTGTCGCTGTTGGGTTTGAAGCTTTCGCTTCCGGAATGTTGTTCGATTTCTCATACGGACTTATCCTGTTTATACTTGTATTTAGTCATTCTAGTTTTAACAACTTCTATATTAATTTCAAATTGAAACAACAAATTCAAGGTCAGTTTGGAAACTATATCTCACCAGAGTATGTTGATATGATTGTAAAAGATCCTAGTCTAATGAAACTAGGTGGTGAAAGAAAGGAGATGAGTTTCATGTTCGCTGATATTGTAGGATTTACACCGATCTCAGAGAGTTATATGGAGAAAGATGATCCAGAAGGATTAGTAGAATTGATCAATGAGTTCTTAGATAAAATGACAAAGATTGTTTTAAAGAATGGTGGTACTATTGATAAGTACATGGGTGATTGTATCATGGCGTTTTGGAACGCACCTATACCTTGTGATAATCACGCTGAGATGGCTGTAAAGACTTCAATAGAAATAGAACTTCTAGGTGATGAATTAGAAGAAAAGATGAAAGACATGGGATTACCTAGAGTCAAGTTTGGTACAGGTGTAAACACAGGTGTCTGTATCGTAGGTAATATGGGGTCAGAAAGTAGAATGGACTATAGTGTTGTCGGTGATGCAGTTAACTTAGGTGCCAGATTAGAAGCTCAAACAAGACAAGAAGATACACCGATCATTGTATCTGAATTTACATACAACGAATGTCCTGATATATCATTCTCAGCGTTGGGTGAAGTTAAAGTAAAAGGTAAAGAACAACCTGTCAAAATGTACGCGCCTTTAATTGAAGGTGAAGTTCGTAAGTTATATAAAGACTAAGTAACAGTCTTCCAAATTTTCTGTAATCTTCCTGCTTTCATCATCTTATGAAAGCTTTTATAGTATTTTCTTAAATATTTCATATAGTTATTTATGACACATAACTGTCACATTTGACACCACAGGTACACTTTTTGTATAATATACATAATGAAGTTGAATCTTGATAAGTGGTTGGTTGGTTGAAGATGATAAACGGACATGGAAATGCTGGACCGCGGTCTGGTTGGGAAATGATGAACACAACTTCGCGAGGAGGCCTTACCTCATTAAAAAAGCTGAGGGATGAAATTGGGTGTAAAAACCCATGAATATAGTTGATACCGCGGGTACATTTTTGTTATACTATGTACATAATGAAGAAAAAGGAAAAAAATGAGTTGTCAACATAACGAGATATTACAAGAAAACATCTTAATGGGTGTCTTAGGTATGGAAGAATCAGATATGATTGAGGAATTAGGTGGTCAAGAACAATGTGATAATTATGGTTGGAATGACTATGATTCACTAGTCGATGCCTTAGTCGAAAAGAGATTCGAAGAAGATCCAAGACAAGCATGAATCGTCAAGAGTTCATGAAGAAAGAAAATGATCTATTACAATGGATTAAAACTAATCAGAATATTAATGGTTTTGTAGGTGATATCTATGATCAAATTTGTAAAAACAAACCCCTTTCAGATAGACAAATTGAAGGTGTTAGACGAACTATGTTATATACAGAAAAGAAAATTAAACAAGATAAATTAAGAGAATCTAATAAAAACATACTTCCTGGTGGTGCTTATGTCGGTACAGAAAAGAAACGATATGATATGACTCTTAAGTATATGGGTAACTATAAAACAAGACGAGATTTTACAGTTCATAATTTTATGAATAAAGAAGGAGCTCAGTTAATGTGTTTCTCAGATATGACACAAATAAGAGTTCCATTTATAAAAAATGATGAACTTCACATATTAAGTGAAGGTGATGTTTTCACTTGTAGGGCTACAGTTAATCGTCATTCAATCAATGACTTTGATCCAAACAACAAATTCAAACAAACAGTTTTAAATCGAATCAAGTACAAAAAGTACATTGGTAATAAACAACATTTAAAAGAAGGAGATTTATGAGTGCTATACCACTTAGAGTAGAACGAAAATCTATTACTAAAAGAATTTTCTTTCTTAGACAAGCTCAAGAAAGAGCTCAAGACCCAGAGATGAAAAAACTTTGGGAGTCTAAAAAAGAAAAATTAATGAAAGATTATTTAAAGCAGAGTTAATTTCTGTTATAAATATAAATGTAGACGCCGTAGGTTCGGGTCTATTTTTTAACCTTGCTTAACATAAGGAGGTCACAATGACTATTAATGAGCAAATCTGGAGAGATTTATCTCCATTCACAGTCGGCTTTGATAATGTATTTAATTCATTAGACAGAGTTCGATCAATCCCACAATCTAATTATCCACCTTACAATATTCGTAAAGGTAAAGTAGAAGATACTTTTCTTATCGAATTAGCTGTGGCTGGTTTTAGTGAAGATGATTTAACTATTTCAGTTAAAGAAAACAATCTTACTATTAACGGTGACATTGGTGAAAAAGATAATGGGTTTTTACATCAAGGAATCTCACAACGAAAATTCAATAGAACTTTTGTTTTAGCGGAAGATGTAGTTGTTAAAGGTTCCGATCTTTCAAATGGTATTCTAACCATTTATGCTGAAAGAGTAGTTCCAGAAGAAAAGAAAGCTAGAACTATTGAGATTGGGAGTCTTAAGTCGTCAGATAAGAAACAATTCTTAGCTGAATAAAAAAACTGTAGTTTGGGGTGTCAAAAAACTTGACACCTCAGCTTTTGGTAGTATAATAGATAGTATGTTTAAAAAAATTAAACAATTTTAATTATCAATTAGGAGAAATATAATGGGAATTTGGAATAGATTCGTTACTTTCATGATTGGTGAACCGTCTGGTGAAAGAGCTAGAGATAGTAAAGGTAAATTTATCGCTGATGATAAATCTACACCTAATACTAACGAAGCTTTTAAAGATGGTAGAACACCTACTAAGAAAGTAAGAAAACCAGCTGTTAAGAAAACAGCAGCTAAGAGAGGTCGTGGAAGACCTAAAGGCTCTAAAAATAAACCAAAATGAAATCAATAGGACTTATACAACTTGTAGCGTCATTATTTGGTTTGTTCGTAGTAACAAGTCTTTTAGTGGGTTATGATATGAAACCTATGTTTGAAGTATTAAATACAACAACAGGTTTCATTAGTCTATTAGTCTTTGTCGCTTTATTGGGTTATGCCGAAAATAGATAAAGAACTAAATACTCATTATCCATTATTTGATGAAGGACTCTATACAGAAGTTGTTCATCAAAATGGAGAAAGAGCTATTAAAATTCTTACAGGTCAATATAAAGATGTTATTTATCAATATGGTAAAATAAATCTAATACCTAGAGAAGTTTCAGAAGAACCTTCTATAGATTTTGAAAGAGCTGTAAGATCATGTCCAGAAGAAATGAAAGATACAATTTCTGAGGATGAAAACTTTAATCAACTTATGGGAAATATTCTCATAGAATTACTAGCCAATCAAGGGTTAGAGGAATTGAAAAATGGAATATAGTAACGAGTTTATGGTTCGATTGAAAGACGAAGTGTCAGCCGATGAAGGAGTTGTACTTGAAGTATACTTAGATCATCTAGGCTATCCTACAGTCGGTGTCGGACATTTAATCTTAGAAAGTGATCCTGAGTACGGAGAAGGTACAGGGTTTAAAATCACTCAAACAAGATGTGATGAATTATTTTATCAAGATATTAGAAATGTTTTAAATGATTGTGAAGGTCATTTATCAGAATGGTCTACATATCCAGAAGAAGTAAAACTAATCGTCGCGAACATGGCTTTTAATCTAGGTATCACTAGACTTAAAAAGTTCAAGATGATGTTCTCAGCACTCAATGAAGGCAATTGGGTAGAAGCATCAATACAAGGATTGGACTCTAGGTGGGCTAAACAAGTCTACAATAGAGCTCATAGATTAATGGATAGACTTAGGTCTGTCTAACAAAAAGGATATATTATGAATATAGATAAACAATTAAGAGAAGCTCTTATATTGAGATATCAAGGTGAAGTAGCATCAG